CATAGATGCCATAACTAAATTATCATATTCTAGGTCAAACTGCATTGCATTTGCAACCTGTTCACCTATGTCATTGACTTCAATCATAACAAATGCTTGATTGTATACCCTCGCCATTTCATATATCTTTTGGGGAAAGAGTAGAGGTTTAATCTCATTATCTCTATACTTTGCGACTATACGATAGGGCAATTCTGTTATATCCACTACAATAAACGCTGAATAGTCGTTTGATGTGCCTCTAGATACATCAGCAGTTAACATATATGTGTGACCTTCTTCTGGTCTTGCGTGTATATCTAATCCAGCATTCGACTGTATGGGTTGTCGATATGTAAGGGTTTTAAGTTTTGCAGGCGTGATAAGTGTGTCGATAGAACCCAAGAACTCACATTCAAACTCTGTGTTGAACTGTGATTCAGAAGTATTTTTGATTGTTTGTGATTTCCATTTCTCATCACGGCCAGGAACTTCGCTCCAATGTACCTCAATTGGGATATACTCATTTCTCTCCTCTTCTGCATCTACCCATAGTTTATAGAACATGTTCATACCATGTGGGGTAGAAACAATCATTACTTTGGTGGTTTTACCAGAACTTATTGTAGGATAAACTGAACTAAAGAATTGTTCTGCCACATTGCTTGGAACGTAGGCGAACTCATCCAGAAAAATGATGTTGTATGAACCGCCACGAACAGCACTAGCAGAAGTAGACGAAGCCAAGATTTTCGATCCATTTTCGAGCTCAAGACTTCCTTTATTCCATGACATAACCCCTTGTTGGAGCCATTTCGGTAAGTGTTCATATGCAAGTTGTAATCTCCCTAATAAATCCCTAGCAGTTGCTGCCTTATTCGCAAGAATAGCAACATTTACTGTAGGGTTAAATAAAACATAATGTAATAGATATGCAATAATTGTCGTAGATTTGCCTGATTGTCTAGGAAGTTTACATATCGTAAAACGATTATTATGAAATGTTCCTACCATTTCCTTTTGGAAATCATACAATTCAAACGGTACAAGACCTTCATCCAACGATACAATCTTAATGTAGTGTTGAATAAAATATATAGGGTCTTTCATACATTTGGCATATTCCTCAAGCTCTTCCTTTGTCCATTCTTGTTGAACATTGGCTTTCTTTAGATTAGGATTGCCTAGGTATACTGAATCATTCATAACCTTATTTATTAGTTAAGTGTGTTCCATTAAACATAGGATGATTATATTCTGATGCCGAAGAACTGAATATATGCAATGGACTACATAACAAATAACTTTCATTTGTAACAAAATGATGGGTAACCATCTTATCTAGTATTAATGTGTCTCCGCCATTCAACGGGTATTCTTCGTATCCGTTTACGACACAAAGGGCTTCTCCCTCCAAAATATGAACCACTCTTGCAGTCGAATGTATGTGTTCTTCCTGTTCTGAACTATGTTTGGGCATATACAAAATTTGCATTGTAGGGTCACCCAATCGAATAGGAGGAACAAGAGATTCCGTAGAACACCCATTAATATAAGGAAGGTTTGTATTAAGTATTTCTACTTTTCTATTTGGTGGTGAGTACCCCCTTATAACAGTACAACAATGCTTACTATGAATATCTCCTTTTCCTCTAATAGTCATAGCATACTTTTGGTCTTCTGTATAATACCATGCACTGTCACCAGAATTTATATGGATGGTATGATCTCCAACATAAACTACATAAGAATACAATTCATCTTTTCCCGATTGTATGAAACGGTTTTCTCCAACAGGTATAAGTTTTGTGTTATACAATTCTCAACTCCTCTACGACTTCATTTGGAATTTTATCTGAATTTTTATATTTCCAAAATCTTCCATCGTCTAATAGTAAAAATATTTTATCTTTATGGTGTGTATAACCTGTTTCAGTGCTAACACCCCAACGGGCTTCTCTTAAATCATCATTCATGAGTTTTTGTAAAGAGGCCTCTTTTAATTTACTTCTTTGATATTCTATATCACCAGTAACAGTCTTAATAAAATCTTTTGCTGGTTGTTTATATGTCATCCAAGTATTTTTATGTTTTATTGAATGATTTGCCAAAGACCATTTTTGAAAGTCTTGTGTATTAAAAAAACTATAGTTCTTATGTAGGTTTATATTCTTATAAAATAATACAAATATCCTTCTATTCACATACTCCCACTTAATAGAAAAATTAATCCACCACAACAAATCAAAAACATTTTCAAGCTTTATAGGACAACGATCAATATGTTTTTCTATTACTTCATACATTTTTAATCGAATATTTTCATCTGGTTGTTTATTAATTTTATTAGAAGGCCAAAGTATATCCCAATTCAAAACACTATCCCAAGTCTCATTTAATTCATCTGCATGTTTTTCTAAAACATCACTACCGAAAACTTGGTCACCACATTCTCCTGTAACAAATACATGGTCAGGGTCTAATGCCGATAAATCAAAAAAATTATTTGATGGTATAGGAGATGAAAACATTTTTATGTCTTCATATAAATTAGGAAACTCATCAATTGATTCTTGTGTGTATCTTATATGTAATGTATCTGTGATAGCCATCGTATCCCTTAGAGTAAGAAACGCAACAGTGCTATCAATACCGCCTGACCAAAATAGTGTTATGGGTTTACCAATATTCCACAATTGTTCTGCTCGAGTATAACAACAATATTCCCATGACTGTGCATCAGAAAAATCTGTAGGTATAGGTGCGAAATTTTTATGAAATTTGTTTAGATGATTAGTTCGGTCTATCGGCACAGGACAATTGACCATTTTGCCTAAATATGTTAACTGTTCTTCACGCCAAACTTCTCCAAAATTACCTTTGAATAATATAGACACTTATCAACTCCATTATATTACTTTTGTTTTAACATTTTCTGCAATTCAGCAGTACTCCCAACAAATAAAGCATTTGTAACACTCTTAGGTGCATCATCAGGCAACTCTTTTAACTTTTTCATATTAGTTTGTAGTTGTCCTAATTTTTCCGTAACTTCCGAAACTTGTTTAATAAGGTTTCCCGCCACTTCGTAAGCCCTAGGATGTTCCGACTCTTTAGCGAGTTCAAGAATTCCTTCAATAGCATCATTTCCTCTTTCGACCAAGTTGTAGAAGTTTTGTCTTTGGTAGTCATAATCGTTATCAATATCCTTTTCATGACTTTGTTGTGTTCTCTTTATTACAGCAGTTTTTTCTTTTGATAATTCTGGATGGAAATCTTCATATCCAGCACCAGTTGCCATATGAAAACGAGGATTACTTTCTTCAACAACTTCAAAACCACCTTCTGAGTTATGTCCAGAGGACACGCCCAATTCTTCATCAACTTTTTTTATCACTTATCAGTCCCACTTTCTGAATCATAACTTTTTGCATCCTCAAAGAATGAACTAACTTCATTAAATCCAAAGTTATCATCTGCATCAGCAGTAGCAGGATCAGGTGTAACCTTATATCGTTGTTCTCTCTTAGGTGACTTGTCAGGTAAATCTGTATATTGGTCAACCTGTACAGTTTTAATAATTGAACTAGAAGTAACAGGCCCATATAGATAGAATTTTGTAGTAAACGATAGGGTATAGATAATAGCCCTACGAGTTTGAAAATCTGCTTGATAGTCATCCTCATAAGAAATACTATTCAGTACAATAGGAACATCTTTCTTTATTCCCATATCTGTCATATCATTAATTGTAATAGTATAATCGGGTTGGAAATAGGGTAAAATTTGTTCAACAACTTGAAGAGCATCTTCAGATTGTTTTGCCATAATATACAAAGTAAACTCTAGGTTATAAGGAACAGGCATGTACTGTGTATCTAATTGGTCATTCTTATCGCCCTTAACCTTTTTAAATTTTTGTACACGGTTTAGTTTACGAGTTGGGTCATATGTAAGATTATTAATCTCAAACCCTATGCGTGGCAAAGTAACCGCAACAGATTTTGTAAGGTCTGCATCGTCATCAAGCCGAGTTAAATACTTATCTCTCGGCCCGTAAGCAAGTGGAACTTTCATTGTTTGAATAATGTTTCCACTATTATCTTTACGAACTAATTGTATATTGTTGAACATTGTTCCAAATGCAACAACTACTTTTCGTATTGTTTCGTGATAAAATTGTTGTCCTAGCATTATGTGCCTCCAGCATCACCAAATGGATTTTTTTCAGTGAAGTCTAATATAGTATCATCGGCGGCATCAAAAATCTCGTTCTGAGCAGTTTTGTCAACCGTTCCATCTCCAACTGCATACTCCTCATGTAATAGGAATGAATGTCCGTCTTCAAGAAGGATATTCGTACCAACACTACTCGAATCATTTTCACCAATGACGTTATCGCCATCTGTTTCTTCAAGTAGAAGTCCTTGATCCCCATTACTACTTATACCGATTTCAAGTCGGATATTTTCATTTACTGCAGCAGACTGTTCAAGTGTCATCTGATAAGCCATAGCACTAATTGAATGGTCATCTTCGATAGCATCTATCGCAGCAATATCAGTGTCAATAACTTCTGAACTGTAATCGAATAGTCTGCAATTCATTTTGTATACAGGATTATTATCCAACTGGTGGAATGGGTCATCGTGGTCTACAAAATTAACTTGGAATACTTTACTTAATGTTGGATGATATATTAAATCCCCTTCTTGCGGCCTATCGGAATCTGTAGGTGAACTTTCTGCAATCATATATCCACTTTCAAATGAAGACGATATATCTACAACATCGCTGTCCAACGTACCAGACTCTAATAAAATAGAACCAGATAGGGTATCTGTACCACTCTCTATAGTAAACTGTTTTGTTAAATCTTGAAATCTATTTTTACTTACAACAAAGGTTATCTCACTAAGGTTTTGTAAACCGAATTGAGACATAAGCTCTCTTTGTCCTTGATAACCACCTTCTGCATCTTCTACATACATTTCTATTTTTGCTTGAGTAGTAAATTTGGAAAGTTGGTCTTCTCCAAAAATATCATCTTTTGCAGTAACAGTACGGTCAAGATAATAAACATCATGACCATATATTTGAATTGCCTCTGCAATTAAATCTGCATAAAGGTTCTTTTCTGTAGTGAGAGCAGCTGACCCACTTGTATGAAATGCACTATTTACAGCCATTTTATCCTACCATATGCATAGGTGGTAATTCATATGCAAGTTGAATTTGTTCTTCTAATCGTTGTTTTTCTTCTATTGCCTGTGAATAAATGGTTTCTCCGTTCATGGTAACACCACCAAGCATTGCAACACCATTAAACTTAGAGAGGTTAGCACCCCACTGTTCTTTAATAAGAGCAGTAGCATACCGTTTCAAGAACATATCATTGTAAATATCTGCATACGATGCTGGGTCTACTTTTCTCCAACATTCAATTACAATATAATCTTGGTCTGCTGTTACATCATTCTCCCAATCCATATCAAGATACAAACGGTTTTGATGTTGATTAAATCGTAATGCTGTTTCACCTACTAAGATGTGTTGTAGGAAATCTAGGTGTTTCATTGTTAAGTCGTAATGGATTACTGATGTAGAAGAAAAATCATATAAGTCGTTTAGACGTAATTGATATCGTACATCAAACATATTAGATGTTGAACTTTCATCGAATGGAAATACTTGTACTACAGCGAGAACAGAGTCGGGAACTGGAATCCAGTTCTTTCCTTCTTTCCAATCAGCAGTAACAGAACTATCTACAGTGTCCGTTGCAGTAACAGTTGCATCTGAACGAGCTCTTGTAACATCAGCAGTGGTAATAAGATGTTTAAGATACATCCTCTCAATGCCGTCATAATGGTATTGTGCAAAATATTGTAGAGCTTCGTCTATACGGTCATCCGCTTGGTCATCTGATACATTAATATCAATAACTCCATAACCCAAAGCACGTAGACAATAATTTTTAAATGTTGCTTTTGTTGTTGGGGTTGCCATGGCTTATCCTTTTTAAATTATTTATAATTTTAGAACAGAGAGACAATTAGGCCCAAACTCTACTTGTTCATCAAACCACTTATTACCTATTTGTTTTATACCCACCTTTTCGTAAGCAGGGACAGCATTTTCCCTAGGCATAGTCCATATATATTTACATTTTTCCCTTCTTGCTTGGTCTATTGTTCTTTCTAACAATATTGTTGATAGACCTCTTCCCCTATATTTAGGGTCTACCCACAATCCTCTAGAACGATATATGTCATTATCTGTCCTAAAACCACTATTAACTGCTATAATCTCATTTCGTGCCTGAGCGCAATAGAATGTTGGTTCAAATTGCCATATCAAATCTTTCTTTTTTGTTAAAGAAACATTTCCCCACTCATACCAAGATGATGGATTCCAGTATAAAGAACTTCTAGATTCTATCTTGCTCTTTCTACCAGGCCACAACTTATCATTCCAGACAGGATAAATTACGTCAAATGTGGGCGAATATATAACGCAACTAAATTCTTTATACATACCTTATATATATTAGTATGAGAATTGGTATTGTGGCAACATCCAGAAGTGGGTCAACATTTTTTCGTAGATATCTTTGTAATGAATTCGGTTTACAGGACAGCAAATCTTGGTTAAAACATAATTTATATAAAGACATAGATACTACTGACTTCGCACAAAAACCACACCTATTAAAAATACTTCCACACTATGTATTAGAGCAATCTATTTATTCGGATATGCCTTGTATATGGTTATATAGAAAAGATATAGTAACTCAATTTCTAAGTCATGTTGCTCGTCTAAGAACAAAGGTTAATCATATTACAAATGAAAATGATAGGCCCCATTTAGCATCAAATTCCTTTGTAGCAAAATATGAAGAGTTTGAAAGATTCTCTTTGAAGATGCATGAGTTTTGGTCACTATATGAAAAATATGGGATGCCTAGTGAAGAAATGTTAATTGCATATGAGGATTTTTTAAGTAATCAACAAATAGTTTGTGAGGAATTAGACCATCACTACAAACTAAAACAAAGTGAAACAGTTACTATAAAAATAACGAAATCTCTAGGCATTAACTACAAAAGTGTATTTTATAATTATGAGGAAATAAAGACATGGTTCAAAAACTCTGCTTAGTATGTACCCCTCGTTCTGGTTCATATTATTTACTAGACCACATTGCAAGATATTTTGATTTGGAAAACGGCAAGGAATGGTTCGGCCGTGTAAAGAAAGTACACTATGAAGGTCTACGAACTTCCCCTGTAGATATTGACCATAGTGTAAATGAAGGTTTATTAACAAATAAAGAAATGAGTCTTCGTTTACTCTATTTAAAAAATTATCCAACTCCATTCATTATAAAATGCATGCCATTTCAAATAACCAAAACTATAGAACGTGATAGCATGCCTTATGAAGACAGTCAAGAGACTGCTGCAAAATATATGAGAAATTTTTCCTTGATTTATATGGAAACCCGTGATAAGATACCACAATTTTGTTTCGATGTTATATCAAAGAATCAAGATTATGTCAAGAGAAATTTTACATCATATAATACTCTGGTTAGGGAAGTTCCAAAAGCTCAATCCCTAACTGCTACTAAAGAACACTTTATCTCTTTTATGGAACGGCAAAACTATGTCAAAGATTTTCGTGAACGTAACTATAAAGGCGAACCATTAATTTATTGGGAAGATTATATAGAATTTCCTGAGCAACAGATACACAAAATAGAACGTCATTATGGACTTAAACCTTGGGATGTTTCTTTTGATTATTCAGAGAACGGGATAAAACAAAAAAAGCAAGTGCTTCCATTTCAAAAGAAAAAGGTTATGGCACATGCAGATTACGAAACGGTATTTACTAACTATGAGGAAATACAATCATGGTTCCAGTAATAGATATGATAAATGGTTACTGGTTAAAAGGTAGCCCTATGTCTAAAAGAGAACAGAGTGAAGAATTTATAAACGACCTTGCAGACCTATTGATTGAAGTACATGCTATCAAACCAGAAAACTTAATTCCTCATCAATATGGGTCAGCACTTTCAATGATAGCGGTAGTCGATAAATTAGAAAAAACAATGGATTGGTGTGGAATTAAACCAGCCCACTTTTGTAGACAATCAGTAAATGAGTTTAGGGAAATACAACACAATTTTACTAACACTACCTTTCTACATGGTGACCTATGGTACAAAAATGTGATAGTAGACAAAGGAATTCTTCAAGGATTAATTGATTGGGACAAGGCTCAATTCGGTGACCCTCATTGGGAATTTAAAATGATTCGTAGATGGATAGGATGGGATGGTTTAGAACGTCTTATATTTAAATACAATGCTAGTACAGGGGCAAATCTAAAGACTGATTATATAAGGGTATTAGATAAGATTGCCCTATGTCACTCGTATAATCTTCGTGTTCGTAAACCCAATAGGGATAAACCTGTTTCAGTTATACAGGGTTATATCCAGCATTGGCCCGAATCTTGGTGGCAGAGATAGATTCAATTTCTTCTCCAAGATGTTCCTGTTCGATTTTATATCCAACATCTCGACCATAAGTGATGTTTGTAATATTAGGAACCATCATAATAATATAGTCTTTATCATACTCAAATCCATGATTAAATAATTCACCAATTATCACACTCTGGTCATAAAATTCCTCACCAGTATCACGAACCATTATTGCAACTTGTCCAGTTTTTCTATGAGCTCTTTTGAAAAGTTCTGTGTGTCCCTTATGCCATGGTTGATATCGTCCAAGCATTTGGACAGTTGGTTTTCGTCTATCCATGTTTTAATCCTCACTGACCACCACTCTGGCGGTTTAAATAATTTATTAGTATCCTCAAATTTTCCTTCTTTGATTGTATCCATCCAGATTAGTTTGTCTGGAAAGAAATGTCGTACATAGCCTGGCAACGGTGCAATAAAAGCAGATATACTTATGGGGTCTAACTCTGAAAGTTTTCTCATTCTAAGAGCTTGACGCTCTCTACCAGCTGAAGAAAAGTCCCAATCATTATATGATTTTCTAACAACGTCAGCATCCCAAAAAGGAATACTAAAATGTTCTGCAATGCGACTACCTAACCATGTTTTACCAGAGCCAGGCAATCCCATAATTAAAATTTACATTCAACAAAATTCCTATAGTCTTTCCATTCATGAGGCTTATTCATTCTGTGCGTAAAATGCACGAATTTAATATCAGGATGAAATTCACCACCCAAATAAATATAATCATTACCAGTTAACTCTCTATATTTATTAACCATCTGTATGTTCCATTTCGACATACTCTTGCCATAATTAATATCTTCATCAACTACCCAACGAGTAAACCATTCATTGGGTAACAGTACCAACTCCAACCTTTCATTTACACTATCTTCTACAAAATGTTGTTCACCATTAACAGGGCCTGATGTTGTACCATTTTTTATATAAAAGTTCTGCCACACCTTAATATCGGACATAAACTTATCGTAAATATATTTACAATCTTGAGGATAATATTTAAAGAACCCTCCATTTATTTTATATCCTTTTCGATGGTCACGCCACCAGCCTGGCATTGCTGCAAACTGACCTCGTTTAATTGGAAAATCAAATACTTCATTATACTCGTTTGTAAGTAAAATGTCAATGTCCATTACACAAATAGGCACATTAACATCTAATTGCATACCCCACATTTTATTCCATTGAAGTTTTACTAAAGGATTATATGGCTCTCGTATCCAGATAAACTTGTGGTCTGAAAGTTTTCGTTCCAGATAATGCTCATATTCTATACCATATTTTTCACCTATTCTTACACAAACAATATACATTACCAAACCTTTTCTCTATAATTTGCACTAGCATCAAAACTACCAGATTTATGTTTTACTGTACAAGTAGATTTACAGGGTTTCAAACACATGGATTTTTCTGTCCAAGACATTTGTAGAAGTTCATAAAAATTATCATTCAAAATTTCATTCAAACTTTTTTCTAACAGGTTATTATCTTTATTTGCAAAATACTTACCATACCAACTATTGTCCTTTACCAACTCTTTTTTGTTTGGCAAATAACAACAGGGCCATACCCTAAGAAGGTGGTCAACGTAAATTGAATTTTGTCTCTGGAATTTACAAGATATTTCATATAGTTCATCTGATTCTATATACTCTGCTCGTTCCCTTTCTTTTTCATTCCACTCTTTATCTATGTCTTGTGGTAATAAAAGATACTCTTTATTTTTGTACATAAAGGGTTCTGACCATCTACCAAGTCTATTGGAAAGAATTAGTATAAAATTATGAAAACCATATTCTTTTGCAATTTCTTTTGCTTCTTCTATTTGATGTTGGTTGTGTTTAAATACAATCATTCTCCATTGAGCCCGTCCACCAGCATCTATGAAGGCCTTTGCATTTTCCATTATCTTTTCATAATTAGCATTAATTCTATACAAACTCAATTCATCTCGTAAACCATCAAGACAAAATGCTACCTTACTCACCTTATCTCTTTTGTATATCTTACCTAGTTCTCTCCACCAATCAGTACTTCGCAATGAACCATTTGTACTTACCATAACATGCGAACCTTTGTCAAGTACAAACTCACATATTTTTGCAAAATCTTTACTTGCAACATTCTCTGAAACATGGCCATAAAATCTAACAGTGCCAACATTACCTATGTTATTAAATGCAATCTTAAATTCTTCTAGGGTAGTATCCATATCATTTAATGAATTGGTAGGATTACCACTGCCATCTTTCTTCCACTGTAAAACACCATCCTTTATTTGGTTTCTACCACATTGAGGACACATAAGATTACATATATTGTTTAACTCCCAATTAATGCTTATAGGTTCAGATAAATTAAACACTACAACAATTCCTCTCGCCTCTCTTTAAATGGGGTTGTTCCCGTTAACCAACAAAAATTTGCTGATGATAAACATTCTTTTAAATTGGAATATGATTTACACAGTTCTTCTAATGTATAATAAGCATGTGACATATGATAACCAAAAATATTACTAGCTCTAAAAAATACATCCTTACCCTTAACTGTTTCATATATTCTATCGTAATCAGGCTCTATTAAGTTCATTACCCAATAATCAATATCACAATCTTCATACATTTGTTCTTGAAATTTTCGTAATTGTTCTATTTTCTTTTTTTGATTTTCGCTTCTACTGCGCCCCTCTGAACATTCCATAAACCTAGATGGCCCATCTAGAATAATATTAGTTTTAGAATTTTGAGATAAATATCTTTGTTCTTCTAAATTCATATTCATTTCAATAATTTTTTTCTTTAAGGAGATATTTTCTTGTGTGTAATCATAAAAGATAACTTTCCCATCAAAATTATATCTATCGCAATATTCCTCTGTAAGATATCCAGCTGTTGGCGCCATAAAAACATCATATTTTCTGTCGAGTATAGGAGATAGGGGTTCTGAATTAAACACATAAAAAGTTGAACTAATTCTAGTCATAAATCTACTAAAGTAGAAATCATTCTTGTCTACATGTTCCCAAACATTATCTAAGTCTTTCCAAACAGCATTATATTCTCTATAATATGAAAATGATTTTTTAGACCTTTCAGTTGCACTAAAATTATCTATCTGTGGCAATCCTTCTGGCGTCAAGTGTAAAGGTGTATAATCATCATGAAAATTAAATTTTGCTCTATCATAGTTTCGCCAAAGATGTTTACTAAAAATATCTGGTGAACCAATATTATTCCACATGTCAATATTTAAATCTATATGCTGATGATGTAGATATGCGGGCTGATGTGGTTTTGCCATAATATGTGCTTTACAAAATAAATCACTTTTAGAAAAATGTTTAAATTCATCTATTGAAGTCATAGATGGGGTCATGTCAAAAACCATACCAACAGAAACAATCATAGCATGTGAATGATGACATTTTTTTAAAACATCTCTTAGTTGACTTTGATAACAAAATTGTATATCATGTCCTGATCCAGAACCACTACTGCCGCCAGAAACCATAAGAGTTGTAGTCTGAGTTTGTTTTTCTATATTTAAATCCCAAACAAGTTCATCAGGATAAACAACTAAAAATAACAAATGAGCTTCAGATTTTTTAACAGGTAAATTTTTAATTCCAGTTTTCCAACAATTTACAAATTCATCAAAATTATTCATCAATTTCTTCCAACACATCTCTACCAAATCGTTCCACTAATGCTTTCTTCATAAGCTCTTTTCGTTCTTTATTATTTCCACCATGTACAATAAAATGGAAACGATTTTCTTCTGAAGCATTGTATGCCTCATGTTCAACACCATTGTCAAACCAAAATCCTGTACAATTCTTAAACGGCAATTCTTCTTTTGTATCACACCTTCTTAAATAACAATTCTCTGGTTGATAAAATGCAAGATTGATTGCAGATGATATATTCCTTCTAGCTCCTCTTGCATCTCTTGGGGGATTAGAATCATGATGTTGTTCTATTCTTCCTTCGGGTTTTAACAACATAAACCGTAATCTTCTATAATGATTATGTGGAAAATCTTCTAACCACCTCTTAGTTTCTGGAGCATAATCTGCAATCTCTGTCCAACCCCATTTCACATTTTCCTCTTTAAAACCGTGACCGTCTGGATTTTTAGTATGTTGCCAACCAGATTTTGTACTACGAACACTTTTATGTACAAAACTATGAATTGATGCTGAACACCAACCGTCACCATCTCCATAACGATGCTCTACAAAAAATCCTTCCTCAAAAACTGTCTGAGCTTCTTTAATACATTCTTCTGGTATTTCTAATGGCAATTGAAGATACCAAACATCATTCTCCCTACACCATTCTATAATATCCATTTAGTCTCCTATGACCATAAACCTTTTCATATCATCGTGTAATCTTTTAGAACCACAATACAATATATTCTCTAGTCCCGATTGTTCTGCCAAAACCTCAGCAGACCGTACACAGTTAATATGGTCATCATATCTGTTACTGTTAGTAGATTGTAAAACATATGTTGGTTTTGATAATCCATAACCATTTAAGTCAACAAATCGTTTCATATGAAACATATGTTCACAAGAAGTATTTATTATTGTATCGAACTTTTTTCCATTCTTGGATTGCTTTTCATAAATCGTTTTAAACATTACATCTAGAATATCACATTTGTATTTTTTTCTGTCTTTATGTCGTTTGTTAAACTTGTAGCTTATAGTTTTTACATCTTCATCTATCTCAAAGTTATGAATAAGAAATGTATCATATTCATCTATCAATAATTGTACAAGGAAGTTACCGTACCATCCACCCAACAAAGCCACACAGTCTGGTTTAATATTCAGATTGTTTAATTCTTCTATAATCCACAACTTACTTTGAATTTGTGATACAGTTGTAGCGTTCATTACCCTTCGATAACAATAATTTAAATCACGTTCTACATCAACAAACGTCTGCTTCCATTCTCTTGCTGCACGTTCTTGGTCTGACTTTACATGAGTAAAAAACAAAGACGTTGCAACGAATGATTCCTGTGCTATATCTACCATAATTTTTTAATCTCTTCTGTATTCACACCTTCAACATGAGTACTATTATTAAACAAGCATATCTTGTGGTCTTTTCTCAAAGTCTCTAAGTCCATATCATCTGGAAAAATATTTCCTTTATACCAAGAATAAATATCTCCTTGTGGAAATCCTCTGAAAAAGCTGTCTTCTTCGTTCCATATATTATACCAACGGTGATTGAAATAATTATCTAGACTAGGATATGTAAAGAAAATTACCTCTGCGTTTTTCCTTACATCTTTAACAACAGGCTTTAGCTGTTCTCTATCCCAACGTATAACGGAAGAATTTAACGGCGTAGATTTTAATCTGGAATAATTTAATTTTACTTTGTGTGGGTCATTCCACCAACCTCTTACAATATAAGGTTTATCCATAGGTAGGTCAAAAAAGTATTTTAGGTCTTGATGAATAATAACATCAAGGTCTAGAAAAAGAAATTGCTCACCATCTACCAATTCACTAAACATATAGATTTTACGCCAAGCCCAAAAGAATCCACGTTCTTCATCATAATGGTCATCCAAATATATGGGCAATTTTACATGGTAATCTTTGGTAGGATTATCTGTAAGACAATAAAAATCAAAAGGAACTGAGCAGTTGTTCTCACACTGTTCTTTTAATTTTTCAACGTAGGAATCATCATACTTATTTCCCCACTTGATACATACTATAGTATTTTGCATTTAGGTTTCCATCCAACTTTCAATAGAGGGCCAATATCAGCACATGTTGTTTCTCTTTCTGATGGTCTATCTTCATATCGTATCTCACCATCAAATCCCATAGATTTAGCAACTTCTAATACCGATACAGATTCACCACTACCTATATCTATTACGTTTCCCATAAAGGTATCATAGTTTTCTATAATTGTATGAATTGCAGAACACAAATCATCTATATGTGTAAAGTCTCTATAATGGCCTCCGTTAATATACTCTACCTCTTCGTTAAGTAACTTTTGATATAACATATCTGGTCGGCCTGGATAAATCGTATGAGGGCGAAACCCCACAGAATTATTTGGACGTTCTTCTTCGTTTGTAAGTTTAGTTTGTGCGTATGGATTAGTAACTTCTTTTGCGTTAGAAGAAGAAGCAAATAATAATGGAATGTTACAATTTTCTACATATTCAAATATTCTTCGTGTTCCAAAAACATTTACTTTTTTATATTTTTGTGGAATTTCCAAAGACCTACGAACACCAGCAAGTGCCGCTAAATGTATTACCATATCAGGATTATTTGATTTTCGCCGAAGTGGGAAATCACATATGTCTCCTACATATGGAAAAACAGACATTCCCTTCATTTCTAAATAAGGTTTGAGATTAGAACCAATATAACCATCACTTCCTGTCATCAATATCTTCATCTTGTCGCTCATAAATAAATTCATTCTCCCTATTTTCATATTTTCTAAAACGTGAAAAGAAAAATCGTATTCTATAAATAAATTTCTTCATACTTATCATATAAAGCCTCCGCCATATGTTTATGTCCTTCTTCATTGGGGTGTCTATCTATAGTACTTATTCTTAATTTTATCTCGCCTGGATCAATCTTATTTAAGATAGTTGCCATTGTTTTACCACCAATTTCTTCATACATAGGCCATCCCCAAAAATGTTTTTCTAATATAGAATCAAATAAAGAATGTTCTAAATAAATTTTAACTATATTACCATTAACTTTATCAAATTGTTGGCTTGGATAAAACGCCGTTCCTTGTATAAACGGAACATTATTATATAGACAATAATTTTGAAATGCATTTTGCCATCTTAAAGTTTTTAGTATATTATATTTTCCAGAGGCAAGTTTATATTTAAATATAGTATCCATTACTTCTAATCTTCGTTTTCTAGTTTCTTCTTTGACATAAACACCAAACTGATGTTGATTGTCTGGATTTATTTGAATAGTTTTTTCCTCATTAAAATCCCATCTATCTGCACTTGACCACAAACATATTGCTAAATCAACTTTATTGTTTTTTCTACTTAATGCATCTACCATAGAATTGTATATAAATTCATTTCCTGCTCCTCCTCGGCCGACATTTAAAAGATTCCAACCCAATTTCCTTGCAAGCATATTAGGCCACACTTGTCCATTAACTCCTACTGGCATTTGAGTACCAGCTGTCCAACTGTCACCAGAAGTAACTAATATTTTTTTCATAAATAAATGCTCCTATAATTATCATAAAAAATCTCCGCCATGAGCTCATGTCCTTTATTGTTAGGGTGAGTATCTTCAAAACTAATTCTTAACTCCAATTTAGAAGAATCCTTTTTGTTTAATTTATCGTTCATAGTTTCACCACCCAACTGTTTAAATATAGGCCACCCTATATAATTTTTATCATTAATGCTATCAAATTGAGCACAAGAAAATAATGCTTCAATATCCCACTCTAAAGGATTTTCAATACCTCTACCCATAAAACCTTGCATTTGTAAAAAAGGTATTTTATTCAATTGACAGTGATTTTGAAATGCATGAAACAACCTAACACCTTTAAATATATTTTCTCTTTTGCCATCTTTAAATTTCGGCGTCAATTGAAAACTAGAATTATAGAAATCCCACCTATCAAAACCAGACCACAAACAAATTGCTAAATGAACATTTTTTGTTGTACATAAAGTATCAATCATTCTATTGTAAATGAATTCATTACCAGCACCGCTTCTAGAAACATTAATACACTCCATATTAAGTTTATCTGCTAATACTTGCGGCCAACGGGGAAAATTGCAATCCACATTCGGTGAGATTGATGATGTTGTATAGTGTTCTGTCCAACTACAACCAGAAACAACTAATATTTTTTTCATGAATAAACCTTTTTATAATTATCATATATTAGTTCACTTATAAGTTCATGGCCTACTGCATTTGGATGCGAATCTTTTGAACCCTCCATACGATATTTTTCTCTTTCGGGGTCTAATTTGTCCAAATGATGGTCTACTGCAAATCCACCTAATTGTGGCATTATAGGCCATCCTATAAATTTTTTACTTTCTATTAAATCAATATATGGAGATTTTAACATGAATCTAATACATTCTTTCATAATGATATTAAAATAATCATAAGGTTCATTGTGTTCAAATAGTGGGCCCAATGTAGGCTTTCCCACTGGAAAGCACCCTTGTATCATAAAATACGGTATATCCTTTAATATATTTTGTGTAATCCAGAATAATCTAAAAGCAGCTAAAGTTGATGAAGCAATACTATTATATTTTAATAATTTATTTTTTGCTGCTGGATCGAGTTTATATGTTTCGTAATTAGTAAGTCTGTGTGGATGTAAATGTTGCCAAACAATTTTTCGCCACACTCCCGCTGGAATATAAGTATCAATTTCTTGAAGATCAAATAGGCCTAATTCTTGAAAATCCATTCTTTGAAATTCTGACCACATAATAACTATGAAATCAAATTTTTCTTCAACAATGCTATCGAATAGTTGACCAGAGATATGAGTATTTCCTGCTCCATTAGCACCCAAATTTATACAGTCCATATCCAATTTTTCAGCAAGAAGTTGCGGCCAGACAGGAAATCCATGTTTATGCGTCCAGTACAAAGATGTATAACTACAACCGATTGCAAGTAACCTTTTACGTTTCATCATCTACCCCATAAATGCTCCTATAATTATCATAAATTAACTCACTTATAACTTCATGTCCAGTTGTATTTGGATGGGAATCTAAAAGATGATGTATACGATATCTTTTTCTATCGTAATCTACATCATCAAAATAACTATCAATTGACATGCCGCCTAATTGTTTATATATGGGCCATCCGATAAATTTTTTACTATTGATTAATTCAATATATGGAGATTTTAGTAAAGATGATATAGCATCTTCATTCACGCTTTTCCAAAAATCATCAGGATATGGATCATCTTTAAAATTGGGTGTACAAAGAGCCTTCGGGCCCTGTATCATTAGGTGAGGAATATCTTTCAGTATATTTTGCGCCGTCCAAAATAATCTAACATTATGTAAAACAGAAGCAACGATATCGTTATATTTTAATAAATTTCTTTTCCAAGGATTGTCTATAGGAAATATTTCACTACCTTCGCCAAAAGTCTTGTTTCTATGAGGATGTAAATGTTTCCATTTAATTTGATTAAATTTATTCAAATATTCAAAATCCATTCTTTGAAATTCTGACCACATAATAACTACTAAGTCATAATTATCTTCAATAATAGTATCACACATTTTACCAAAAATATAATTATTACCCCTACCAGCAGAACCTAAATTCAAATAATCCCAATCTAATTTTTTTGCGAGAAGTTCAGGCCAGACAGGAAATCCATGTGCTTTTGTCCAAGATGAAGTTGTATAACTACAACCTATGGCGAGTAATTTTTTACGTTTAGAAAACAGCGACATTATACAGCCTCTCAAATTCACATGCATCATTCCAACCATTAACAATTGGTTTTCCTTTTATATTTAGGGATGTATTGAGAAGCATAGGGCAACCTGTCCTATCATACCATTCTTCCAGAATAGGACGTATAATAGATTTACAATCTTTCTTGACTACTTGTACTCTTGCAGTACCATCAACGTGTGTGACAGAACTATAATCATGTTTTGCCTTTGCGACAAACTGCATGTATTCGTTCATTGGGCCTTCAAAGTATTCGTCTTTATATTCTTCCAGAATTGCTGGAGCAAAAGGACGAAACTTCTGTCTACGTTTTATGGTGTTTACTGTGTCTTTGATATCATAACGAGGGTCACCAAGTAGAGAACGATTACCTAATGCTCTAGGGCCGAACTCTGCTTTACCATGTGCAACTCCACATATCTTTCTTTCTAAAAGTTCCTGTACCACCTTTTTAGGATTTTACACTTACTTGAATATCATGTCCTAGATACGGGTCAACCCATTTCAATTTCTTTTTCTGTACTAATGCAGCTGCACCCAAGGAACTTCCAGCATCGCCAGGCGATGGCATAATCCAGATATTCTTTCCCTGTATCTTTGAGTTTGCAACACAATTCAACGCACAACCACCCATAATAATTAGATTTTCTTTTGGACACATATCCACCAGTTTAAGAAACTCTCTCTCGTACAGGTCTTGTATGGACGCTGCGAGGTCTTCTGAGCGTGCTTTTAGGAATATGTCTCCAACACCCTTATGGTTGTTTTTATCAAGTAAAAAAGTTAAATCATACTTGGGTTCACCAAATGCAGCCATCCCCATTGTAATATATTCTTCTTCATTGGGTTTCAAACCAATTCGGTGAGTAATTGCAGAGTATAGAAGTCCAAGAGAATATGGATACTTCCAAGATTTTAGTTTTTTAAGATGATGTATCTTTTGACCAAGATATAAATTTTTACAACTACCATCCCAAATAGATATGGTATCCCATTCACCGATTGCATCTATAACTAAAATATTACAATCATTGAATGGAGCGGTATAATAACCAGCAGCTGCATGAGACTGATGGTGACCAAAACTAACATCATACCTACTTCTAGGCTTCTGCCATGTTTGACCAGCGTATATTCGTCTTAGATTTTTGAGGAAAGGTTTTTCATAATAAGCAACAGTGTCTTCTTTAGATACTTTATTCCATTGTTTATGGTGTAAGTATCTGTCACCCTTGGTTTTACTATATCTTTCCGAATGTGAGGCGTAGACAATTCTTCTACCCTCCAATATAGTAATCCCAGCATCATGATATCCTTCGGAAATTCCAACTATTCGCATTTATCATATCAAAATTTATTATAAGCTATAATCGCATCCGTTACTGTTTTTGATTTTCTTAATTCAGATTTTGCTTCTTTATCTTTAGAATCTTCCACATGTTCTTGTTCAAACATTTTAAGTTTCAACTTGAATAATTCTTCTTTATGTGTAGTATTCTCAGCATCAAAACTACAAATGGTATCAAATAAAACCGAAACCGTATTTGTTTCACCATCAAGCGCCAATTTATGAGCATCAGGATTACCGTGCTGATATAATCCATGTTCTGTAGCATAGTTATGAAACGCAACACGAAACTCATTACGCACTTCTTCATTTTGTGCCTTTGTAGCATCATCAATTGCTTCCAATGGCCACTCTTTCAATAAATCTTGATATTGCCAATCATCCTCATCCACTGCTAAATAATGTGCAACTAAATCATTGCCTGTTGCTTTCTTATGATTCTCATCTGCTTCATATAGAATTTCTATAGCAGTAAGCTCTGGATTTGTATAATAAGCATTAACTATTCTGTCACTAAAAATTGCCATTGTTGTTTTCTCCTATACCTATTTAGTTCTTAATAATACGCAAGTTATAGGTACTAATCGTTGCAGCACTACCATTCGGAAATTCCTGTGAACGATAATCATCAACGCCTGCAGCCTGTAGCGTTTGGTAATTACCAGAACCATTTAATTTAGTATCAGTCATTGCTGTTCCTCTTGTGTATCCACCACCAGACGTACCAACTGTATAATTAATTCTATATGTTTCACTCGTATCTTCTGATGCAACTTCTCGTATCCATTGTAAAAATAATGAATCAAAATCCGCTTCAGCATACTGTCTAAGATTATTATCACCATCAATATATAATGGTGTCTTTAGATTCGACCAGCCTGGGTCAACAGCATTTCTACGATGCAAATAATAATTCGTAATAGTAGTTGGTTGGTCTAATGTTTCTGGAATACCAGCAGCAGAATACGCACCTGTATTTGCTCGTGTATCAATAAATACAGGGGTTGTACTTACATTGGTAAAATTAGTAAGAGAAGTTCCTGTATGAATTGTATATGTTCCAGCAGTATGTTGATTATCTGAATTTGCAGTAAGCAAATCAATTGCAGGCTGCAACCATGTATCTTTTACATCAGCAAGAGGCATTGCTTGAATATCACTTCCCGTATAATATACAGGGAAAGTTGTTCCTGAGTCAGAAGTTGGTGATACCGAATTATTTGTTTGTGTAATTTTATCATAAGATACAGTAACAGTACTAGGTTCAGCAGTGTCACCTTCAGCAACAAATGCTGATGCGTGAGTTGATGTCGCTCCCGCTTGTAATCTAGTATCACTCATTGCAGCAAGTGAGCCAGAAGAACCCACTACTGATAAAACCACTGATGGACTTGTACCATAAAGATAGCACATATATTGCGTCCACTGTAGCACTTCTGCTGTGGTCATCTCTTGTAAATCATTACTACCGTCCAAATATAATGGAGCTCTTACTGCCATTTTATGTCATCCCTTTAATTGTTTTCAATGTCGTACCACTTGAGTTTTTAACTAATAGTGTTGCACCTGGCGATGCACAAGTAACTGTACCTGATACATCAAGATTACCATTTAAATCAACCGTTGTAGCGGTAAGTTCAATTTCATCCGTAGCTCGAATATCCAATTGAGTAGCAGAAGCACCACAAATATATTGAGATGCATCATTAAACTGAAGTTGTTTAGTACTGTTTAACAATAGGCCTGTATCGTGAACATGTGTTAATGTAATATCATTATCATCGCCAAAATGGAGTATTACCCCGTCATGGTCAAGATGGACATTATCCGTAATAGTCATTCCACCAGTTACATTAACACCACCCGCTACTGTTGCAAGTTTAACTGCATTATCATAGTAAAGAGAAACAGCACCATTCACTGTTCCTGTAATCATATTTTCACTAGTACTTGCACTTCTGAAATAGAATTGATCTGACTGAA